AAGAAACTACAACAGGAACACCGATCAACGGTTACGAACTCAACGAATACGGGTTATTGGCTGCCTACAGTGCATTGGGCGTTTCTAATCGTTGTTATATTCAGCGTGTGGACATTGATCTTGCTGAATTAACAGCAACATTGGTTCGTCCAACCGGCAGTCCAAACGAAGGAACATACTGGTTGGATACTGCTAACACACTATGGGGAATTTTTGAGTGGAATCAAGTTACCAGCGCATTTACAAACAAAGTACCACTGGTAATCACAGATACTGCTGACTTAGAAACATCAAGCACAGTGCCATTGCAAAGTCTTGGAAGCATTGGCGATTATGCAGTTACAGCGACTAGCACACTTAATCCTAGTTATTACAAGCGTGGTGGTCCAACATCTGCAGAAACCAGCAGTATCTATTTGAGTGAATTATACAACACCTGGGTATTGTTAGGAAGCGATGACTGGAAAACAGCATGGCCTACAATACAGGGCGCTAACTCTAATCCAACTCTGGTTGTTAGTAACAGTATTGTTATTAACGGGACCAATGTTATATTGACTGGCACCGATGTTGAATCTGTAAGTAATGACATTAACAATGCTAATATCACTGGCGTTTATTCAGCGTTTATTGGCAACAAATTACAAATTTATGCTGATCGTTTTGCAATCAGCGACGGTAGTTCATTGGGCGAAGGCCTAGTTGAAATTGCCAACGGAACAGGAACACCACTGACAGCATTGGGCATCACAGCTAGTTTGTATGTTGCTCCAGACTTTTATGCAAATTACAGCTACAATGTACCACGTTGGAGAACATCTGACACCAACGGTGGACGTCCAACTGGTTCTGTGTGGCAAAAAATTAACAATGTAAATTTAGGAACAAATCTTATTGTTAAAAAATATAACAGCACACTGGGCACCTTTGTACAGCAAAGTTGTAATGTTTATGGTAACGATGCAGCTGCTAACTTTGCAATTGACCCAAGTGGCGGCGGCAAAACCATCACAGCTGGTAGCACCTATGCTCAAGGTGACATTTACAACGATTCAACCAGCACATTCCTTTTATTGGAAAGATACTCAACTGGCTCTACAATAATCACTGGCGATAACAGTGCACCTGGTCCGTTTATAAGTGGAAATACATTTACAATCAGTGCTTCTAGTTCTGAAAGTGGCACATTCTCAACGCCAGTAACTGCAACATTAACTGGAACAACAGTTTCAAACTTTGTGGCTGCTGTTAGTGCTGCTGCAGTTCCATATGTAAGTGCATCGGTTAATAGTGCCGGCTCAATTGTGTTGACTCACAGCCAAGGTGGTACAATCATTTTGATTAACAGTATTGGAACTCCTGTAACAACAGCTGGATTCAATACCACAGTGCGCGGAATTCGTCAACGCTACAACAACGGTGTAGCACAAGGTCTTATTTTGAGTAACTGGGTAGGGTCGACAACATTTACCTACACAGCCAGTGATTCTGCGCCGGATCAAGATCCAGCTGACGGACGTTTATGGTACTACTCAGCTACAAACCAAGTTGACATTATGATTCAAGACAATGGCGAATGGTTTGGCTATCAAAACGTTACTAATGATGTGCGCGGTGACAATTTAAGTTTGACCAATGCAAGTGGTCCTATCTTTAGTGCCACAGCACCACTCACACAAAACGACGAAGCACAAAGCCCATTGCAATATGGAGATTTGTGGATTGACACAAGTGATTTAGAAAACTATCCAGTAATTAGTCGTTGGAGTTTGGTAAATGGTGCAGATCAGTGGGTCACTATTGATAATACCGACCAAACTACAGAGAATGGTGTATTGTTTGCAGATGCACGTTGGGCACCAAACGGTACAACCAATCCAATCACAGATCCTTACCCAACAATCGAAAGTTTGTTGACCAGCGACTATTTGGATTTAGATGCTCCTGATCCTAGCTTGTATCCACAAGGCATGTTGTTATTCAACACACGTCGTTCGGGCTTCAATGTCAAGAGCTTCCAAGTTGATTACTTCAACGCTACAACATTCCCTGACAGCGTATTGCCTACAGAAACAAATGCATGGGTAACAGCCAGTGGCAACAAGAACGACGGCAGTCCATACATGGGCCGCCAAGCTCAACGTGCCTTGATTGTACAAGCACTCAAAGCAGGCGTTGATACAAGCACCGGTGCTCGTGAAGAACAACGTGTGTTTAACTTGATTGCTTCCCCGCAGTATCCAGAACTGTTGCCTAACTTGGTAGCACTCAACAACGAACGCAACAACACAGCGTTTGTTGTGAGTGACACACCATTGCGGTTGGCACCAGAAGATATTTTACCATGGGCCAGCAATAACGACGGTCTTGGATTGTCAACAGCAGATGGCTTGATCACACGAGATGTTTACAGTGGTGTATTCTATCCAAGTTGCCAAACCACAGATACCACAGGTAGTGCAGTGGTACAACCACCAAGTCACATGATGCTTCGTACAATTATTCGTAACGACGAAGTGGCGTTTCCTTGGTTGGCACCTGCTGGAACACGTCGCGGTGTAGTTGATAATGCTGCACAGATTGGTTATATTAACAGTGTAACAGGCGAGTTTGAAAGCCTAGGTGTACGTCAAGGATTGCGTGACACACTATACGAAAACAGTATCAATCCAATTACCTTTATTCCAGGTGTTGGTATTACCAACTTTGGTAACAAGACAACCACCCAGGTAACAAGTGCGTTGGATCGTATTAACGTGGCACGGTTGATTGCATTTATCCGTGGACGTTTAGAAAGCATTGGTAAACAATTCTTGTTTGAACCAAATGACCAAATTACACGTAACGAGATCCGTAATTCAATTGATAGTTTGATGATCGACTTGGTAGCCAAACGTGGTATCTATGACTACTTGGTAATTTGTGATCTGACCAATAATACCCCAGCACGTATTGATCGTAATGAACTCTACGTAGATATAGCGATTGAACCCGTTAAAGCAGTTGAGTTCATCTATATTCCAGTTCGTATCAAGAACACAGGAGAGATTGCTGCAGGACTGGCGTCTTAATGCATAAGGTTTTTGGGGTGTAATAGCCCCAAAAACTACTTGAATAGATTACGATAAATAATAGTACACAGGAGATAACAAATGGCCGTTTCATCGCTTAGTAGAATGACAGTACCTTTGGCAAGTGACCAAAGTAACCCAAATCAGGGATTGTTGATGCCCAAACTCAAATACCGCTTTAGAGTGGTATTTGAAAACTTTGGTGTGAGCACACCTAGAACAGAATTAACCAAACAGGTTATGGACTTTACACGTCCAACTGTTACCTTTGAAAATATTGATGTTCCTGTGTATAACAGCACAATCAAACTTGCTGGCAAACACAGTTGGGGCGACCTTACATGCCAAGTGCGTGATGATGCCGGCGGTACAGTTTCTAAGTTGGTTGGCGAACAGTTACAGAAACAACTAGACTTCATGGAGCAATCATCTGCTGCTAGTGGTATCGATTACAAATTCCTTACACGGTTTGAAGTATTGGACGGCGGCAATGGCGCATATGAACCAATTGCTCTTGAAACTTGGGAAATTTATGGTTGCTACTTACAAGAAGTAAACTACAACAATATGGACTACGGCGAGAGTGCTGTGGCTACAATTTCCATGACCTTGCGTTTTGACAATGCATTACAAACCCCAACTGGTAGCGGTATTGGAGCTACTGTTGGCAGAACCGTTGGTGATGTTGCAACAGGCGCTGGTACTTCCGAAACTACAATCTAAACGATTATGAGTTTCGGCCAGGATTTCCTTCAGGGGTTCTTTGGTGTCGATGGTCTTAAAGATTATGCGCATGCATCCAAAATCTTTAGGACCAATCAGTACGAGTTACTGCCTCGTTATAAATTTCTTTTCCACGTGTTTTTTAACATCAACACTGGACAAATTCCTGCATTACAGAAGGTGTTTGGTAGCGGTGATGTTGCCACAGTTGGACTTGTAGTCAAGTCCGCACAATTACCAAGCTACACAATAAATGTAGAAACAATGAATCAATACAATCGTAAAAGATTGGTTCAAACTAAACTAGATTATAATCCTGTACAAATTGTTTTTAACGACGATCAAGGAGACTTGATTCGCAACATGTGGTACAACTACATGAGTTACTACTACAAAGACACAGCCAATTCATATCAAGGAGCTGCAGTAACTGACGGAACCATTGGACAATTGGCCAGCATGCAACAAGGGTTTAGTTACAACACCAGAGACACCTATACCAACAGCCGTCCAGTCAACGATTGGGGATATATTGGTGAAAGCTACTCGGATGGATTAAAAAACATTGGTGCTGGCAAAGAAGGCGGTAAACCTGCATTCTTCAGAGATATAACCATATACGGTCTTAGTCAAAAAAAGTATGCAAGTTATACATTGATCAATCCAATGATCACCGAGTGGCAACACGACACCTATGATTATACCGCGGGTGGCGATATAATGACACATACTATGAGTATTAGATATGAAACAGTCAAGTATGGTAGTGGCGCAGTGGGCGGCGCAACTCCTAGTAATACTGTAGTTGGGTTTGGTGATCCTAATCGTTACGATACAGTTAAGAGCGCACTGGCACGTCCAGGCTCAACTGCCACGGTGTTTGGACAAGGCGGCCTAGTAGATGCGGTTGAGGGAACATTCTCAGACTTAGCAGCATTGGCAAGTGGTCGCGGTGGTGTGCAAAACATACTTGGTGCCATACAAAAAGCCGGAACATCATATGAAACATTCAAAGGCAAAGATCTTAAGAGCCTGGCCAATACAGAACTTCGTCAATATGCTCAAGACGCTGCCAGACAGGTGTTGCCAGCCGCAGTAAGAGTTGCTATGAACAGTGCTAATGGAATGGTATTTCCAAAAGCCGCCGGTCCTGCCATTGGATTAAATGGACAAACCACAGTTCAGTTGCCAACTCCTACTCAATCATTACTTAATAATCAAGGACGGTAATCATGGGATCAGTCAACAGTATCAATAACAAGATTGATCAAACCGTACAAATTTTTGACGAGTTCTATGCATATTCTGCCAACGTTCCTGCACAAGAATATGATGCAGTGTTTAGTTATTTAAACAGTGTGTTTGGCACAGCCGAAGCCGCAGGAAATTTTGCTGTTACCTTGTTCAGAATTGCAGAACAAAGCGACATTCCTGTAATGACATTATTGCAACAAATTCAAGGGCTTGGTGTGCCAGAGTTAACACTGACATTGGCTTATTATCTCAACGGCAACAGAAGTTCTAGTACCTTGCTAGGACTCAATGCACCAACTACACCAAATTACTACGCCGCACACAACATTCGATTATGAGCAAATTTGCCCAAGGCAGTTATCAAATTCTTAATTCAGACAAGTATGTAGGCAAAGGTACTCCTAGATATCGCAGTGGTTGGGAACACGCATTCATGCGTTTTTGCGACACCAACGATCATATCCTTCAATGGGCCAGCGAAAGCGTTAGTATACCATACCGCAATCCAATAACTGGCAAGTCCAGCATGTACATACCAGATTTTTTAATCACATATCGTACCAAAAACAATCAAGTTGTAGCTGAGTTAATTGAAATTAAACCCAAAAAACAAAGCATTATTGAAAGCAAAGCCAGCGCAAAAGAACGAGCAATTGTGGCTGTTAACTATTCCAAGTGGGATGCTGCCACCAAGTGGGCTCGTCGAAACGGACTGACCTTTAGGGTTATTAACGAAGATCAAATATTTCGTAATGGGCGAAAGTAGCAACCTCCGTTAAAATACGGTAAATACGCTATGACTCGCAAACTTGAAGACCTTTTTGATTTACCCAAAGCTGTTGATCAATCCGACCCTGCAGAAATTACAACAATACCTGCAACACAGTCGGCTATAGTAGACATCAATGATACCATTGA